GTTAAGAACTGATTTTATAGACTGGATTGTGTCAGTTAACACTTCATCAGCATCAATGATTAAAACATAGTCGGTTGTTGATTTATCAAGCGCATGGTTACGAGCCTGAGAAAAGTCATCATTCCATTTATAGTCAGTGTAAACCTTATCGGTGTACTTTTTGCACAACTCAACCGTGTTATCTTCACTTCCTGTATCACAAATGATTATCTCATCAGCATCTTTGACAGACTCCAGGCAAGCCGTTATACATTCAGCCTCATTCTTAACAATCATTGATACTCCAAGTGTTTTCATATAGTAGTTAGTTTAGTCTTCGCATGCCTCCCATTCTGTCGTGCATCATAATTACATACCTAAGGGCAGCTAATCCATCAGGTTCATGTCCGTCTGGTTCCGGAATGATTTTACCGTTTATGTCAACCTTCCAAAAGAAACCTTCAATTCCTTTTTTTACATTGATTGACCTGTGAGTTAAATAAATATCATACCCTCGCAACTTATTAATCCCCTCAATAACACTCTTTGTCGGTTTCTTAACTCCGATAATATTATACCCATGCTTAGAGATATCTCTTATTGATGTAGCGCTGGCACTATCCCCTATTATTGTCTGTCCTTTTGGATGCTTTACAAATTCGAGTTCATCAACAATAGACATTCTTTCAGCTCCCTGTATCTTTTCAGGCATAAGGTTGTTCTCGCAAAAAACCTCGTCCACGTAAATCTTATTACTTTGCTTCCAGACATTAATCAGGATTGTAGGATCAGGAGACACACCAAAGTCCATTCCTGAAGGGATTCTGTATGCGTTATCCGGTACTTTCTCAATCCATTGGTATTTATATATTCGTCTTTCTGAATAATATCCGGTTTGTCCCAGACCGTAAACACGGAACCATTCTATATTGTCTTTGCGTGATAGAATATAGTCAACTTCGCTTTTAGGACACATTTCATTATCAATGTAAGTAACAATGATCTGTTCGCTGATAGGCTTCCCTCTCTCGTCTGTTAATTTAGGAACCTCAGTATGCGCCCAGAATTCAAAGTCAGGGTTATAATCTAAATAAACATCTCCGTGAGTTCTGCCGATATATGTAGATGCAACTTCCCACCCCATTTTATTGCACTCATTCAGATATAACTTACCCCTTCGTTTAGATTTTCCAGCCTGTTTTTTTGTATCTGAGATATAGCGAAATTGGATAACCCCTCCTTGGTGAAATAAGTCATGATCTGTTTTATTATAATCATTTTCCCATGACAAGCCAGCAGATTCATAAATCATCTTAAAATCAGAGATTGCGCCGTCTTTCAAGTTATCATAGGTATCTGACATAATAGTTGTGATGTCTTTATCTCTGGCACAATCTTCGAGCAGTATCTGAGCTATGGCAATGTTCTTGCCTGCTCCTTGTCCTCCCTGAACAACTTTAATCTTTGATTTTATTCTCCTGATCTTATAGTATGTAGATGTTCTGTAAATCATTCATCAGGGAATTGTTTAGATACGTTCTTATACTCAATAATCGTATTTTGCTGAACTTGTGATTTATCAGAAAGCCCTAAATCTCTGGCGATGATATTGGCATTGAGCAAGTCTGCTGATGCTCCCTGAAACTTTTGATTGTATATAATTTTCTCTATTTCGTCTATGACAGTAGAAAAATCTTGTTCTCCTTTTGGCAAAGATAACTTAAACTGCCTGAAATACGCTTCATTGCAATTCAAATAAAAACAGAGTTGTGATAACGTCATAGCTCTCATTTTTTTTACTTCCGCCCTGACTATTTCACCCTGATACTGAAATACTTTTTCTTCTATTAAAGGGTTCTTTTCGCACCACTCGAAATATTCACATGCAGCCTGCCATAACAAATCAGGAGTTTCGAATAGCTTATCCCTGCCATGTTTACTTCTTAATTTCCAGAACTCATTCCCTTTTGGTGCTGCCATAATAAGAAATACCTTGCTTTCTGCAAAGTTCAACAATTATTTATTATTTAGAATGATTTTAAATAAAATGTTATGAACATTAAGTTACTTCAAAAATGACTTTAATAGTTTGGTCTGATCTTTAAAGCCTTTATCCTTTTCGGTGTCCCATATTGTCGTGGGTGTTTCCTGAGAGAGTAGATACCCTTTAGGATGGCCGATACACATTATTTTGACTTTCTGTTCAAACGCTTTTTTTGCCAGCCAGAGATCGGCCATGTTTGCACTTTGGAAATCTGAGTAGCTTATTTTAAAGTGGTCGCTGTGAAATGCCATAACACCGGTTCCCCCTACATCTACCCTGCCGTCACCGAACACATCATCAAGGCACCGGAAGTTACCCATTAGTTTATTAAAGGCTGTTATGACCCTCGGATAAGTTTTCCCGTGTAATGTTACTATACATTGATACTTCTGTATAGCTTTTATCATTTCCTTAACATAGTCCCTCGGATAAATCAGGTCATCATCGCATGAAAAGAAATAACCTTTGCGATTCTCTACATTATAGAACTTGACAGCGTCACCCATTGAATTATCAAAGAATCCGTACTCATTTGGCTTGAGAAAGTCCGGGGCATGGTTATAATTATTCAACCCGACAAATAATTCATCAACCTGAGGACGTAAACTCTCAACAGTCTTTTTTAACTGAGCCTCCCTGTTTGGTATAGATGCTATCTGAACCCGTATCATAACACTGCGATATTAATTTTATCATCTTTTCGCCAGCTATTCATCTTTGAATCAAACGCTTCTTTCTGTGGTATGAAAAGACTTGTTTTCGTCTGGTACATTTTAAACCCTTTCCTGTTAAGCAACTTGCTTATATGCGCTCCCATCCCGGAACTACTCTGAGGGTTTACGTTCCAGTTAAGATTTATTTGAGGGATTATTCCCACTACGTCAAAGAATCGCCTCTCACACATAAAGCACATATCTACCCAGCCAGTGTAACGGTAGTTATCATATTCAACAGACTTAACCCCGGTCCAGCAGTCTTTGTTTAACCTTCCCTGGTCAACGTAAGTGTTAAGGCAAATCTTTTTAGGATCTGTGATTTCTTTCCATGTTTGAAGCGCTTTATCCGTGAAGTCATGAACCGGCAAAAAATCATCAGGGATCATAAAGTAATATTTATATCTCTTTTCCGGTAGCTTCCATAACCTGTTAACTGTTTTCCAGTAATACCTTTTCCCTCCATGTGATTGTTTAACAATAGTTATCTCATGACCTTTTAAAAGGCTTTTTTCAAGGTTATATTCCTTTTCACTACCGTCGTTAAGAATATAAATATCCCCTATCGGAGCCAGTTTTTTAACAAGTCTCCTGCATGAGTCCGCGCGGTCAAAGGTTGTTATCAGAAATACTATATCACAGTCCATGCTTCAGGGTAAATATCTTTTGTGTCTAAATCATTGCCAAACCATTTAGCGGGTGCTATTGCCTTTTCACTTTGAGCAAGCCAGGCACCCCACCAGGAGAATGATGAGTTTGCTATTATGTGCCTTTTAAACCGCGTCATCAGGTACATGTCTTTTATCGGGTCGTTATAAATCAGTTCAAAGTGTGGAAATAACTTTCGCGCTTCATCCGGTTCATCTGAGAAAATATAATATTTACTTCCCTTTGGCATTTGCTTTGAAGCCCGGTAATAATAATCCATAGAGCAAACAGGATGAACAGAGCTGTTTTTATAATCTCCCAGCCTTATATGAACAGCAACCGCGTTATCTGGCATTGTAACTTCCGGAAAATTGAACTTAAAATAATGCCTTATCATATCCGAGCAATGACTAAAATACTTTTCACTCTGCATATATCCGTCAAGTTCGATTCCGTCAGGGACAGTAAGGTTATGATATCCCCAGGGTACTTTTAAAGGCATAAACACACCGCTCCTTTTTTGGGGAAGCGGGTTAACAAAATATGTTTCATCCCTGTCAAAACCAAATTTGTACCCTAATTTAACGGCTATTCCAATCGAGGACGCTATTTGAAAAAACTGATTTCCTGTTCGCCCCTTTAATTTCGCTGTTAGCATATCTGAAAAATAACTCTATAAATTCATCACGTATTTTACGGGTGTTTTCCCTCTCTGTTTCTTTGCCTGACCAAAGCAATGTCTTTTCCTGAATGAAGGAAGCGTGGTCAGCATCTTTAACCCTTTGGTGCGAACAGTCAGTGTTAAACTTTTTATTCACAACCCGCATTATCTTACTTTCAAGTGCCTGGTAATCGTTTAACTTTACCTTGATCGGAGTCGGCATATCCCCTATATAAGCCTCAGAAGCATCATGAAGTAGTCCTGAGAGCTTAAATTCATCCGGTAGCATATTACAAACCTCAATAGAGTGCCTTGCTACTGAAAAGAAGTCAACCTGTCCTGCAAACCTCGGAATATTTGACAGCCCTATGCAGATGTCAAGGATAGATATATCGTCCGGCTTCAGGTCGAACACATCAATATTTTTGCCTGAATAGGTTCTTATCATCTCCATACCCTCCACCCGTATTCAAAGAGCTTTTTCTTATCGAGTAACCCCTCAATTTTCAAATGTTCATGAAAAACTGACTCACCGTATAGCATGACTAATGGCAGGTTATCATCTATCTGCTTTATATTTTTTAATATCCTGCAGGTTCTTTCCATCAGATCCGGGGGTGCAGTCCAAATCATTTCATTCATTGTCTTGTAATCATATAGCTTATGATACCAGACATAACTGCTGAAAGTAATTTTTTCAGAAGCCGGTGCGGATCTTTGAATAGTTATATCGGGGCGGATCCTTACAAGACTTTTATAATCTTTTTTAACGAGGTTGAAACAATCTTCATTATACCAGTATTGATAAAGCAGGTGATTGTCCTTTCTTAACCTATCTTTAAAAGCAAGTTCATTGTTTGGAGTTATTTTAAGCCCCTTTAAAACAAAACCTTCCGGTAGCAACCTTTCTATCAAGCCGGGTGTTATTTGCTCTGCCCTGCGTTTCCCTGTGTTATTCCAGGGCAAATCTGACAAGTCCGCTCTTTTA